AGCAGCGCGGCCTCGCCGCCGGCGGCAATGCGCTGGCCCGTCGGGCCGGTCCAGTACTCGTGAAACAGCAGGCCGTAATAGCTCGCCACGCTACTCGTCCTCCTCGTCCCGCTTCCGGACCTTGACCTTGATCGACTCCACCGCGTCCAGGCGGATCTCGATGCCGTCCCGCTTGTAGATCGTCTTTTTGTGCTTGTGCATCAGCGCCAGCGCCTCCGCTTTTAAGCCGACCTCCTCCCGCGTGAGGTCGGCGCGGCGATCGCGGACGTCCGCGTAGGCGGTGGCCAATTCTTCAAGCGCCGGAATGCCGCTTTCCACTTCCGGCAGGCGCTGCGGGCGCGGGGTGCGTGGGATGCGTTTATGAGCCATGTCGGCCTCCTCATTTCCGGTTCAAATGGCGCTTGACCGCGCGCACCTCGGCGGCGATCTGCTCGGCGCCGCCGGCCGGCGCCACGGCTTCACCGAGCACCACGTGCGGCCTCGGCATCGGCGTATCGACGGTGATGCCGTTCACCTGCCGCTGCTTACAGAACCACGTTTTGTGGTGATCGAGCGTCCGCAGGACCTCGACGGCCGCGCGCTCGAGCGACCGGTGCCGGCGGCCGGCCATCGCCACTTGCCGCGCCAATTCCAGCGTCGTCATAGGCGGGTAATCTCCAGCGTGAAGCGGCCTTTCGGGTCCGTCTTGGTGTACTGCTTTTTGAGCGCCTCCGGCAGGTCCAGCCGGGACTGCTTCCCCCACCGGCCATGAATCTCAAAGGCGCCGGCGATGCCGTGCTCGATCCCGCGCAGGCGCGCCTTGACGTCCTGATCCAGCGCGTCAAAGTCCGTCGCCGCCGCGCGCAGCTTCTCCCGCGCCTCCAGCGCCGCCTCGAGGTCCGGATCGGACAGGATCGTCGCCGCGTTGGCGCTCAGCGGCGGATTACAGGTGTGGCCGTACCACGGGCAGCGCCGGCACTCCTGCGGATCGTCTGCGAGATAGTCCGGCAGCGTGCCGGCGGCGAGGTGATCGAGCGCGCGCTCCGCCTTCGTCAGAAACTCCTCCACGCGGTCCAAGTTGGCGTCGAGCTCCACCGGCAGCAGCTTCGGAATCCCGGAGCGGTCCAGCAGCAGGAAGCCGAACGGCTCACTGGCGCCATACAGGTACGCCAGCAGCTGGTGGGCGCCGGAGCGGGTCCACGGATTGTTGAACAGGTCCGCGAACGTCTCGATCCGATCGACCATGAACGGCGACCACGCCTTGACCTCGAGCGGCGCGCGCACGCCGTGCGCCAGTTCCAGCCGCGCGTCCACCTTGCCGACGACGGCGACGCGGCTTTTGCGATCGCGCAGTTCGAACCGCTCCTGCTGGCCGATGACGCGAAACGCCGGATCGGCATCGCGGCCGATGCGCGTCAGGTCGGCCAGGAGGTCACGCTCCCGATCGTCGCCGCGGCGGAACCGCGCGAGGACGTCCGCCGGAAACGCCGGCAGCTGCACCGGCGGCGCCAGCTCGTAGACCATCCGGCGATCGCAGGCGCGCCACGCGGAGGCGTAGACGTGCGGATGCGGGACCTGTGACGGCCGCGCGCCGCGCTCGAGGAAGGTCGCCCAGTTGGCGGTGATGCGCTCCGCGACGAGCGCCGGATTGACGTCAGGCGGCATCGGTGTCCTCCGGCCAGCGGTATTCAAACAGTCCGCGATCGAGATACCGGCGCTCGATCGTCAGGTGGCCGAACTTCGCCTTGCGCAGGTCCCGCAACCGGGCGCTGACGCTGGCCGGCGGATCGGCGGTCCGCGCCGCGATCGCGTCCAGCGTGTGCCAGGCGTGATCGGCCATGACGCCGCGGACGCGCGTCAGCTGCGCAAACAGCCGATCGTGATCGCGCGGCCGCTCATAGGTCCGGCCGTCGAAGTCCGCCTCGAAGTCGAGCGCAGGTTGGCCGTCCATGCCGTCATCCGAAGTTGATGTCGGTATCCGACAGCGGCGCCGCGGCGGGCTTCGACGGCTCCGCCGGCGCCGGCTCCGCGGGCGCGCCGTTCTTCTCCCGCTGCTGCCGCTCCCAGTCCGTGGCGTTGACAATGAACCGCTGATCGGGATGCTTGCCGTAGTTCGGGCAGCCGTAGAAGGCGCTGCGGTTGTTCTTCGCCGGCCGGTAGACGCCTTTGCTTCCGCAATGCGGGCACACCGGCGGATCGACGTCCGGCGCCTTCTCCGAGCGGCCGCCCACGCGCTCGTCGCGCGTCCCGAAGCCGCGGCCCTGCCGGCACTGTTCGATCCGTTTCTTCGTCCCCGTCCACGCCTCCTGCAGGTCCGCGAGGGGCACGCTTTTCATGCCGGCCAATTCGCGCGTGATGCCGCCGTCCAAGTTGGCGCGCGCCGCCTTCCGCACCGCCAGTTCCAGATCCGCGCCCGTCTTGCCTTTGCAGAAGTCGTCGGTGCTCGAGCGACCGCCTTCCATCTCCTCCACGACCTGTCGGGTGAGCTTGCAGCGGCCGCTGCCGGTGATCAGGTAGTGGAAGGTCTGCGGATCGCCGCCGGCCACCTTCTCCGGCCGGGAGACGCCGTAGATCTCGATGCCATACAGATCGCGGACGCGGTCGGCGCCGGCGTCCTGCAGGTAGCCGACGATCTGGCCGCCCTGATCGTCCGGCGACTTGAACAGCAGCCAGTCCTCCGGTGACGTCATCCGGATCGCCGCCTTGCGCAGCGTTTCGAGGACCTGCACCCGGGCGTTGACGACCTCGAGCGCCTCCCCCTTGAGGGCGGCCAGTTCACTCAGCGTCACCGGAATATCCGGCCGGCGCAGCGTCAGGGCATCAGCCGGAATCGTCTCCGTGGCGGGAACGTCGTCGAGATCGGTATTCATGTGGGCTCCTCATCAAGGCGGTCGAGGACGAGACAGGGTTTGCCGTTGCTCCGCCGCGCGGTATGCCACGCGACGGCGAACCGAATGCGATCGAGTCCTTCCGCGCGCAGCGCGCGGTCATAGAGGATCGGGTCCTTCGTCAGCAGGATCGTGCGGACCGCATCGGCGCCGTCATCGGCGGCCACGTGGATCTGATAGTGCCCGTCGTCGCCGCCGACCATGTAGGTCTGCACGACGCAGACGTGATGCACGCTGCGCGTCACCGGCGGCGCCGGCGGCGGCGGCAGCGACGGCCGGTTCAGCGCCGCGCGGCTGCGCGACATTTGCCGCCGGACCCGATGCGCGCGCTGCGTCATGATCGCCGCTTCGGTTTATAGAATTCGAGGTGCCCCGGCGTGCCGGCGATGATGACGTCGTCGCGCAGCGTCAGCCGGACGAGGGTGCCGCCGGCGTTCACGTCCGCGTCGATCTCCACGCGGCACAGACGCCCGGAAATGTCCTGGCCGTCCAACTCCACGCGGCAGTCCACGGCGCGCTTCTCGATCGTGATCAGCACCACGTCACCGTACCTCGCGGTGGGACTCCACCGTGCCGAGGCTCTGCAGCCGGTCCAGTTCGTCCCGCAGCGCGGCCTCCCGGCGGTGCGCGCGGTGGCCGAGCCAGACCGCGAACAGGCCGAGGACGATCAGCCAGACGATCGCGGTCCACAGCAGGACGTCGGCTAACACGTGGTGTCCTCCGCGGGCTTGGCCGGCGCCGGCGGCACGGGCCACAGTTCGAGCGGCTCCACGCCGAGCGCACGCGCGAGGCGGACGACGGCGTCGTAACTCATGCCGTGAATGTCGCGCTCGCCGTTCTCGATGCGCGAGATCGCGGAGGTGTCCACGCCGGAGGCGTCCGCGAGTTGCTTCTGCGTCAGGCGAGCGAGGCGACGGGCGGTGCGCAGTTCCATATGACACGCAACTAAGGCGGCCGCGGTTCCGTCCGGCAGCGAGTTTGCCGCCGGCCGTTCGGTGCCGTAGCGAACAGGACGTGTAAGATACAAATCCTCTTGCGTCTTGTCAACCTCAGAAGTAATCTTTTTATCGAATGATAGGTAAGTCGTTGTGTCCGCTGACTCTCGCGGTTGACGCGGCGCACGCCGGCACGAACAATAGGCGTGAGATGACCCTCGAGGAACGGCAGCGCGTTGGGAAGTTGCTGCGCGCGCGGCGCATCCAGGACGGTCTGACCCAGACGGAGGTCGCCCAGCGAATGCGGGACGCCGGGGCCGACGTGGCGATCAGTCTCGGCACCCTGCAGGCGATCGAAGGCGCGTGGTATCCGGTCCGCGATTCGAACGTCGAACGCTATGCGCTGTTTTTTCAGACCAAGGTCTCGACGCTCCTGCGTGCCGACGAGCCGCAGCCGCTCCTCGCCACGGACCCGCTGCTGCAGGATCTGCACGAAGAACATCTCCTGATCGCCCGCCGCTACATGCACGCGCGGAAACAAACGCGCGCGGCCGTGGAGCACCTGATCGATCCGCAGGCCGATCCGAATCGCGGCCTCCTGATCGCCGCGATCGTCCTGCGGTTGGCCGGCTGGTCGGCGGACGGCGTGATCGCGCTGCACATGGCCCTCGACGGCGCCGCCGAGGCGCTGCTGACCCGCGTCTTGCACGGCATGGCGACCAACGCCGAATATGCCGCCGCGATCGACGCCATGATTCAGGGCGCCGGCACCCCGCCGACGCCCGCCGTCAGTCCGGATCTGCTGCACCATAAGCCGCGGCGGGGCGCGTAAACAGAGGGGGTATGGAACATGAAAAAGTCGTCGTTGTCGTCGCCGTCGCTGCAACTGCGCCTCGTCCCGCGGCCGCGCCCCCTGCAATCCCGCCTGCCGTTCGTCCTGCTGACCCTGCGCCAGATTCAAAAAGACTGTGACGAGATCGCGGCGCTCGATCCGGAGCGCCTGAGCGCCGTCGAACGGTGCTCCCGCTTCATTCGCCGGCAACTCGTGGCGTCCGTCCGCCGACGCCGCGCGTGATCGTCTGTCCGCGGTGCGGCGCCGCCTCCTCCCATCCGATGGATGAAACCGAGCGGTACTGCGGCGCGTGTCATCAGTTCCATGACGATCCGCCGACGGTGCTGCGGCAGGCGCTGCTGATCGCGTTCGCGACGGCCGGCGTGCCGCCGCACCTGCACGGTGGACTGCTCCGCTACTTCTGCGATCGCATCTTGCCCGGCAGCTTCCTGCAGGCGGTGCTCTGTAACGATCTGGCGGCGGCGGTCCGGCGCGGCGATCCCCTGTCACTGGCCGGCCTCGTCCGGTTGGTGCAGGTCCTCGAGCTGATCGCGCCGATTGAGGCGTGGGGATCACGCGGCGCCGTCCTCGCCTGGACGACGACGCCGGATCGGTTGGAGGTCTAGCGGAGGTTCGGACCGGCGCGCACCGCGGTTTCCCACTCGGCACTTCCGTCGAGATACCAGCGGGCTTCCTCGCGCCGGTCCGAGCAACATTGTAATCCCGCCGGCGCAGCGCCACGCGGCCCCAGCACCCGAGAGTCCTCCGCCTCTCGACCGCTTTCCGCGGGCGCCGCGCCGGGCGAGATCAGACGCGCGGGACCGGCACGTCACCGATCCCGAAGGCGCGCCACAAGAGCAGGACGATCATCAGGACGACGGCGACCCAGACGATGTTGTCAATGAGCGCCGGGTGTCCGGGCGCCAGCTTCGCCATCACCCAGATCGCCAGCCAGCCGATGAGGACCACGAGGACGACGTAGAGCAAGAGTCCGATCATGTCGCTTAGCCTCCGGTTGCCGGCGCCACACGGCGGCGCAGGTCGCTGATCTTGTGCGTCACCAAGACGACGCGCAGGACCGCCGCGGTATAGAACAGCGTCGCCGCGACCTTCGGGTGGTCCGGTTGCACCCACTCGCGCACGACGTAAAGGAACGCCCCGTCGATCAGCAGGCCGACCCCGGTCGCTTTCTTCGGGGAGTCGATGGACCCCGCAAATCCTTTCGTGTTGGCGCCGCAGTCGATGTCGTAACAGACGGCGGTGACGGACCAGTCCGCGCTGGCCGCCGCGACGAACACCCAGAGCGCCGTGTCGTCCCGCTTCGGCGGCGCGTCATCGGTATAGGGCGGCGACTGCCCCTGGCCGAGCGCGTAGAGCGGCGGCCGGCGCAGCACCTCCCCGAGCGGCTGCGCGTGCGCGACGCCGGCGGCGCACGTGAGCAGGACGACGACGAGGACGAACAGCAGGCGGCGCATACAGACCTCCGCCGCCGGCAGCCGGGGCGAACCCGGCTGCCGTCGTGCGTTGTTACTTTTTGGGTTCCGGCGCCGTGGGGGGTTCCGGCCGGTCGCCCGGTCGGCCCGGCAGTCCTTGATCCGGCCGATCGCCGGGGCGGCCCGGCAGTCCGTGGTCCGGCCGGCCCGGCGTCTCCGGCGTCTCCGTCTCCGGCAGGTCTTGATTCGGTTTGTTCGTCATGATCGCAATCTCCTCTCGGTTCGCTGTCTGTTCACTGTCCTACTTTGTCCACAGAATCCCGTCGCGGTCGAGCGCCGTCCACCCCGGCAGCGGACAGGCCGGCGTCGTCGGCCGGACGCGCACCATGCACCGGTCGCCCAGAATGTAGGTCCGGAGCGAGCCGCCCTGCTCGTCCAGTCGGGCATAGCCCCAATTCGGCGCGTCCGGACTGAAGGCGGTGAGGCCCTCGAGCAGCGC